ATAAAATCTTCAAGTTCTAGTAGGGCTACTTTATAAGTGTAGGCAAAGTAAAACAAAAGAATTAAAAAGCCTATCCAAAAAATATGCTCGCCGTAGTTTGGACTTATTATTTTAAGTACTATCATTACTCCCGCACCTACTAATCCAGCTATTAAAAGTTCAGCAATAGCCTTAAGTTTGTTCGTCATATAAATTCCTCTAATAACTCCTTAACGATTTTAATCTATCTATCTCTGTCCTAAATGTTTTTATGCCATCGCAAATTGCATATGGTATATTATCTACTTTGAGTTTGATAAAAGTTTCATTGTATATACAAACTTCTATATCATAACCATGATAACAAAAATTAATAGAGGTTTGTGAACTATTTTTAATTATTTGGGGCCTGGTGTCTAGGTAATTCTTTTGTGTATGTAGATAGGAAGTAATTAGGTGTATAATCTGCGCCATCAGGAGACCGTTACGTCTTCCATACCCGCAGTACGCAGGCGAACAATATGGCCCAATTGCCATTGCTTGCTATCAAGACCCTTCATAATACCCAACCACTTGTTACGCAAAAGTGCTACCTCGTTGATTAGTACTTCAAAGTCAATAACTTCATCTTCGCCGTCAACATACTTTTCAGCATCACGGCTTGTTAGGGCCCTGTTATATCCTTCCAGATATTTCTGAAAGTATTTACGCCTAAGTTTGCGTAATTGTATGTTGAGATAATTCAATACAGCCTCAATCTCTTGTAGTTGATTGAAACGTTGTTCTGTGATACCGGGTAGGTTTGAGATATTTTTTTCTACCTTTCCACCTACCCTACAGTCATATTTTGCCTGTTCTAATTCTGATTCATAGTGTGCTATGAAATCAGGGATTACAGATAAATCAGTTGTGATTCTGGTATACCAGTTCATTCATCACCAATTATCGTCGTAATCCTCATCATCCTCTTCTTCCTCTTCGTATTCTTCCTCATCTTCTTCTTGTGATGCTATAAACGCTTTTAGTGCATCCATTACATCACTATCTCTACGAAACTCTGCCTTGATATCACTTGCTTCGTAATCATTTTCAATCAATACGTTTACAAGACCTTCTGCGGCATCTGGAAGATTTGCTTCATCAATTTCGCCTTTAACAGCACGCCAAACTTCATGTATAACAGTAATACTCATCTGTATTATTCCTCCACTACAGAATTTGTATTACTTATCTTAGTCTGACGATTTTGATATTCTGACATTACTTTGTCGAGACAACCATCTTCGTTACTCTCCCAGCCCTTACGGAAGAACTTAATGACTTCACCGCCTTCAGTAGTGTATACGAGGCGATTGCCTTCCTTAGTAAGAATGTTTGCCTTTTCAAACAAATCAAGCAAGCCACTATAAGGATTCATGCCAGTCTCATATGGAATCTTGACTTGAACGCTTTCAAAAGGCTTTGCGTAACGTGTTTTCATAACCTTACATGCGCTACGAATACCACGAACTTCACTAATCTTGTTACCTTCATCATCTTCCTTGAGTTTGAGTTTCTTCATGGCGACAACAATACTACTTGCATAAATGAAGCCTTGACCACCGCTGATCTTGTCATCTGGGTCAAACATATCTTGTGAAGCATATGTGTGATTAGTTGCGACAAGTCCAACATTGTGACTGCCGAACATGTTTACACAGTTGCGAACAAGACTAGTGAGTGCCTTAGGCTTGCGACCCATGTCACCCTTCATATCACCTGCTTCAAACTGGTTAACATCAGTTGGAGTCAACAACATGCCGAGACTGTCAATGATAAACAATACTTTAGGCTTATCTTCAGCAGGTAGTGTCTTGTAGTTTTTCATAAACTCGCTAATAGTTTTAGCAACATCATCAATCATTGCCATGTTAAGTTTCAACAACTTATCTTCTGCTGTATCAACACCAAGTGCTTGCAGCCAATCTTCATCAAGTGCGTTTTCAGTATCAACCAATACAACGAAAATGCCTTGTTGTTGTGCGTGACGAACTAGGTTGCCAGAGCAGATATAACTCTTGCCCGATCCTGATTCACCTGCAAATACAGTTACCTTACCTAGTGGGACTCCCTTGTTAAAGTCTCCGCTAATAAGATAATTGAGAGCGTGGTTACCGGTACTGATCCAATCAGTAGGATCATTGAAACCAATGCTGAGACCTTCAATACTTTTGGTAATATCTTTTCTAAACTTGCTAACATCAAATGGTTTGGCCACGGGCCCTCCTTATATATTAATCAATAAATGCTACATTATCTACAATAATCATTTTACCAGTACATGCCACATTGTATTTGGTAACACCATTTTCAATTGTGTTTTCAGCATAAACTGGTACACTGATCTTGAAATGTTTGACAAGGTGTTCGACACCATTTTCAAAAATACGCCATACTAAATCACTATCACCGTGTTTAGTATTATAACGAATATGGTATTGATTTGTTGTCATTTGAAAATATTCTTTCTTGCTAGTCTATCATTGAATGGAATCTTGTCAAGCATATCAGGACAACTGTCCGCAATTTGATCAAGTTCCCAATCATTGGGATAGTGTCTAAGCGCACCACGGGCACGATCACGGACGATAGACGGCACTCTGGGCGTCTTGCCCGGATCACATAGTTCTTCTAATAACTTTTTTCCTTGCTTTAATGCACGAAATCTTTCGTCTGGTAGTGTCATGGTAGTATCCTCAGTTAGGAGAGGGGAGTTTCCTCCCCTCAGTACTTTTAGGCCTTCTGCTGTCTAGCACGGATCATCGCTAAAATGTCTTGTGCTTTATCGCTGGAAGTAGCCTTAGGGACAACTACAGGTTCACTCTTTGTTTCTGGTTCGCTTTCATGAACATCACCATGACCGTCTACCGATAACTTCTTATTAGAAATGTTCAATGTGGAAGTTTCAGTAACATGCGGGGGTGCGGTAGTACCAGTAGAAGATACATCTAACCCATATGGACGATAGTAAGCACCAAACTTATCAGGATCATATGGCTTGCCTTCAGTACTGGCATCAAACATTTCCTTGATAATACGGAGTTCACTTTCGCTGGGTCTCTTTGGCAAGAAATCAGCAAGATTGAATAGACCATGAGCCTCAATGGCAGCCTGCTCTGCTTCAGTCAATGGGCTTTCACGGCGTGCCCAGTTTGAAGTAGAATAATCAGCATAACCACCCTTGCTAGTTTTCTTGACATTAAAATCTGTACCATTCAAAAAGTCAGTTGGGATGTTTTCCATTTCGGGATCCATCAACGAACTCTTAATGATAGTGAAAATCTGTGGGCTAATGACGAATCTACGAATAGGATTTGCAGGAGTCACATCATTGCCGATTGGGTTCTGACGAACAAAACCTTGAAAAATATAACTACGCTTCTTCCAATACTTGTTAGCCAATTCTTTGAGTGTATCATCTTTATACCATGGACGAACTTCAGCAAGAATTGGACAATTATCTCCATACATTTCAATACATGGTACTTGAACTTCAATTCGCTTTACGTTAGGGTCACCCTTAACGCCATTGAACGGGAGTTTGATGATTTGACGTTCTACCCAAAAGAAGGTATTCTTTGAATCTGCATCTGGAAGAAAACGTATTGTGGCACTTGTGCCTTCGTCCATATTCCAGTGTGGATAGATTGCGTTATCTGATTGGGTACGTTGACCCTGACCTGTCTTTTTGCTTTCTTGTGCCGCGAGACGGGCACGGATATCTGCTAGATTTGCCATAGTATAATCTCCTATATTGTATGCCTATGTTGAGCCTAAATGTGTTTTATGTTTGTTGTCGGAGACAACTAACACATAATGATATTATATACTAACGTCATCATGTGTCAATAATACTTATGCCCTGTTACTGAGCAAAATATATTATTTTATTGTGTATTGGGTAAATTACTTCAAGCCAGCCAAACGCTTGAGATCGGCAAACTCATGACTTTCATTTGCGCCAACTAATTTGCCAATATTATTGTTCTTGACTTTTTCAGTTGGGCCTAATTGACCTGCACGTTTTTGGTTAGCATCTAAATCTTCATCTAATTCTTTAATATCTAATCTGTCATAAAGAATTTGTGCTACCTCATCAGTATCAAGTTTGTGTGGACTATCCATCATTGATTGATATTCATCGATAGCACGATAGATATCATCACTAGATAAATTTGGCTGACCAGATAATGTATTCATAATTTCATCAGCAACTTCTTCACTTTGACTAAAACCTTCTTCTAAATCAAATGCTTTAAGATTTGATTTTTCTGTGTCTTGATTATGCTTTAGTGTTTCTGCACCGGGTGCTTCGGCCACATTTTTAAGTTTAGCGGGCAACATAGCAGTCATCTTTTGTGCTGTCTTGATGTTATCCATTTTATTAGGATGAAAATAAGCCTTGCTTGCTAACTTTCTATAATGTTTTGCAGCCAATTCATATTTTTTCATTAATTCTTCTTCTTTATCATTTAAAGGTCTGTTGTGTCTGAGTTTTAATCTTTCAATTTCTTTTTCAAACTGCTCTGCTCGTTTGTCTGCTTGGCTTGAGGCTAATTTCAAACTACCTATAGATAATTCATCAAGCATTTCATCGGCAGGTTCTGCTAATGTCTTTGTGGTCTCATCTTCTACTTCGGTGATACTTTCTGCCCATTCAGCCAATTCATTAACTTCAGTCATTTCTGTTATATTTTTTGAAAGTCTTTTGAGGATTGGCATTACACTTTCTATACGTGGGTCAAGTGTTTCTTGTACAAACAATTCATTTAAATTTGTTTCATCATCAGTCTCCTCATTTAAAATAGGAGAATAATTTTCAAAATACTTGTTATATCCTCTATGGCTAGCCATACCCTGTAATGTCATGCGCAAGCCATTATAGTGATTTAATCCTTCATTCACTAATTTTAATGCCGATTCATTAAACTGTCCATTGCGTGTGGCACGAACGAATCCTGCCATCTTTGTGTATTCTTCAACAAGACTAGTAATATGATGTCCTTTATCATCATAAGGTGTACCACCTTCTGCGATATGGCGTGCATATACTCTTGCTAGACCTGGGCGATTAGTTGGTAATAAGAATCTTTCGCCGTTTACATTTTCAACGAAAATTTTTGCTATGTTACGAAAACGTTGTTCGCCTTCTTCAAGTTGGCGAGTATGCTGTATTAATATTTTTACAGTTGGAACGCTGTCGTTATAACTAGCCTTTTTACCCATTGGGTAATAACCTTCTAACACTTGTTCTTTTTCTTTCATGACAGTCCTCTTTTTCATATCGCCTAATAATCTATCTTTATTATTAACATCAAATCCTAATAATTTTCGTTGACTCCAACGCTTTAAAAATTTTGTTAATGGTTCAAACTCCGAACTTTTAGCAAAGTCATTATTAACATACATCTTTAATTTTGTACCGTCTAGTGTAGCCCAAGATGTAATTTCTTTATCTGTTTTATTATCCTTAGTTGTAAATCTAAAAACATCTGCCTTTTCTATGTCATCGGTTGGATCACCCTTGCTATCCAAACTAACAGGATCATAATTTCTGCTGCGTAGAACGTCGAATAATTCTTTATAGATTGTTTCATTACTTACAGGCATAACTATATTTATTCAGAGTTTTTAGTTTATAACAGCGAAAAAGGGCAGTGGTTGGACGTATTCTTCATGGTCACGCATATGACCCTCAATATCCTGATGGAAGTCCTGCAATTGCTTTAACATTCTTACTATGAGTAGTGAGGCCATTACTAAATCGTCGGTTTCTCCTATTTTAGCACTATAACTACCACCTAAGGCTACAAAGGTTTTGAGTTCGCTAATTAAGGAACGACTATGCAATTTCATCTTTTTAGACTCTAATAGAGTCTTAAATTTTGCACAAGCGGTCAACTTGACTTTATGTGTGGTATTAAAGCCCTTACGTTTTTTCCCATATTCGCTAAAGAAAATGCCTGGAATATTACTTTCACCAAACTCATTTAATGATATTAATGCAGCCTCCCCTATACTATTGTTCTCTAAACTATAGTATAGGTTATTAGGCTCATTAGTACATTCTACGATGTATTTGTTTATATCCGCGAGTAATTTGATTTGCTGCGGTATCTCAGTCTTATTATGTTTCCATTCGCCTACTTGTTCAGTTGTGTTTGCTTCAAATATCTGTATGGCAGCAGGATCGCTTCCAGTACCCAAACTAGGGTCTAGGCCCACAACATAGATATTACCTTTTTTAGGCTTCTTATACCAACGTACTTGACCCATACGATCTATGGGTTCTTGCCCCTCTAGCATGATGAGCGTATTAGGATTGATAAGTGTTTCGTCTGCGATAATGAATTCGCAACCAATTTCACGATTGAAACGATCCTGACCCAACTGGTTTTTCATCTCCTCGGCCCACTTTTCATCACGACCGGGCTGTTCATGCCAATATGATCTATATGCCTTGAATCCGTTCTTACCTACATCTGTTTTATTACCGAACTCATCTTCTGTTTTGTTTGCACCCTTCCATATCAGTGCGAACTGATCTTCGTCACTATTTGGAGTACTTGTAATGATAGCCTTACCACCAGTTGCTAGAGTAGGTGTAATAGATGTCCAGAACTGTTCAGCGATTGTTGGTCTTACGAATGCGAACTCGTCAAGATATAACAATGTGATAGACATACCACGACCAGTATTTTCAGTTGTCGTGGCTGATACGATACGGCTACCATTATCAAAGAATAAACTACCTTTGTTGTATGTCGCTACACCTGCTTTAATATGCATGGGGCAGTTTTCATAAGCATAGCGAATACGTTGCATGATTTCTTGCGCACCAGCATACTTGTGCGCTGCTATAAGAATAGTGCTGTCAGGTACAAACATAGCATACCATAGTAGGTATCCAGCAGCACTTGTAGTCTTACCGCTCTGTCTAGGCATGAGTGCGATACTATATCTATAATTGTGATAGGTATCAATCAATCGTTCTTGGTAATCGTATGGATGGTACAACATGCTACCTTTTGTAGGATGTTGTATATAGAAAAAGTTGTCCATGAAATACAGATAACCCTTTAAAGGATCACAACACTTAACAAAATCATCAAGTTCTTTTTGGTCCTTAAAAACTGTTTTGGTATACGGGTTTTTAATTAAGGTGTTGGGAGAACTACTACTCATCTATCTATTTATAGGGTAAAGAATACTAAAATTATTATGCTGGAGATGGTTGCTCTAAGCAAAGATGATGGAATTTTCTATGACCGCCCCTACCTAACTTATGAAATTCTATCCAAAATGCTTTATTAGGACTTGAGTCGTGGTACAAATCACGATAATATGATCTCCACGTGGTACCTATATCTTCCATAGCCTGCATATGATTTCCATTATATTCCCCTCTATCCCACTTTCTTTTAATTTGCAGAAGTTTTGTAGCAGCAGTAATGTCTAACGGAAATGT